AAGTTTTCTTTCGTCTGTAGATTCAACATCAATATAAGAGCTAAAGTCTTTAGATTTATAATTCTTAACACCCTTTACAAAAGATCCAGTTACAGAAGAGAAAACCGAGACCAGAAGATTCACAGCTTCCTCCAAGAATGTTCTTTCGACACTCTGTTTAAGCTTCTCTTCTTTAATCCTCTTTTTTAAGGAATTTACAAATTGATCGACTGCTTCAGAACGCATTATCCCTTATTTTGCTCCTTGGACTTTTTCAAACCCAAAGCATCAACAACATTAGACAAAACCACGTCTTTCCCTTCAGACGATCCTATTTTCTTAACTTTCCTGTTTTTAGTGTAAAGCTCTACCAGAGGTAAAGTCTTTTCAAGATATTCATCAAATCTCTTGTTAATTGTTTCAAAACTAGCATCGTCCTTCCTTCCCTCTTCTTTAGCTCTTTTCTTTAATCTATCGATTGCTTCTTCTCTAGGAAGGTCTAGAAAAATAGCATAATTTAAACCAAGACCTAGCTTACCTAGCATTTTATCTAGCATCTTAGATTGCTCTATATTCCTAGGGAATCCGTCAAATGCTATATTTTTTTCTAAATCAAGTTCCTTAACTTTTTCCTTTAGTATCTCAAGCATCTTATCATCTGGAATCATCTTTCCATTTGCTATGATTTTCTTCAGTTCCTTGTCGTCGGAGTTTCTAATTAGATCCCCTGTTGAGATGTGCTGGAAATCATAGTCCTTTATTAGTCCCTTTGCTAGAGTACCTTTCCCTGATCCAGGAGGGCCAAGTAGAACTATTATTTTCCCCTGCTTATCAGGAAGCTCCCTTTCGTTTACAAAATCGGAAAATCTTTTAATACTAGAATTCATATACTATTTATCTATTCTTAATTAAGATCCGCAAGCAATACATTCGTCTGGCCCGCTATCAAGACTACAGACTATGTCAGAAGTTAATTTAGCAGCCAGGTCAGCTAACTCCTGTGAATTGGCTGTGATCTCTGGAGGCAGAGAAGTTGCCACTTTAGTAACCTCAATTTGTTTAGCCGGCTCAGCTTGAACTGGTTTAACCTCTTCTGTCTTTTGTGTCTTATATTTAGATAGATCAACTCCTAGCCCTGAAAGAGCATCAGCTGCTGATTTAGTTCTTAAATAGTACATACCGGTCTTTAACCCAATCTCCCAACTATGGAAGTGAGCAGCTGTCAATTTAGCAGCATTCACACCCTCGATGAATAAATTCATAGACTGTGATTGACAGATAAATCTTCCTCTGTCTGCTGACATGTCCAATAAATCTTTTTGCTTAATCTCCCACACCGTTTTATAAACCTCCTTGATATCATCTGGGACGCTAGGAATGTTCTGTACAGATCCCTTGTTGATTATAATCATATTCTTCATATCCTCTCCCCAAAGGTCAAGATTGATGAGATCTTTCACGAGATGCTTATTAACAACTACAAATTCTCCTGATAGTGTTCTTCTGGTGTAGATATTAGATGTGAACGGCTCAAATGCCTCATTGTTCCCCATTATCTGAGCTGTAGAAGCTGTAGGCATGGGTGCCAGGAGTAAAGAGTTTCTAACACCGTGTTTTATAACATCCTTTCTCAATTTACCCCAATCCCATCTCCCTGAAAGATCATCATCATTGAAACCCCACATATTGAACTGGAATTCTCCTTTGCTAATCGGTGAGCCCTCAAATGATTCGTATGCACCATTAGCTTTTGCTAGATCTTTAGAAGCTGTGCATGATGCAAAATAGATTGTCTCAAAAATATCAGAGTTTATCTTTCTGGCTTCTTCCGACGTGAATCCGATACCCATGATAGCATATAAATCTGCCAATCCCTGGATACCTATTCCGATTGGTCTGTGCTTCGTATTGGATCTCTTGGTTTCCTCTGTTGGATAGTAGTTAACATCAATAACCTGATTTAGATTAAGTGTTGTCTGATAAGCCACCTTATAAAGCTCATCATGATCAACGTCACACTTGCCTCTTATTAACTTCGTTGTTCTAGCGTCGGTCGACTTTAAGAACTTGTTAACTGGAATGGATGCAAGGTTACAAACAGCTTGTTCCTCCTTAGAAGTAACCTCCATAATCTCGGTACATAAGTTAGAACTCTTGATTGTGCCGATATTCTTCTGGTTAGATTTTTTATTCGCGTGGTCCTTGTATAGGATATAAGGAGTTCCGGTCTCGATTTGTGACTCTATTATCTTCGCCCAAAGATCTCTTGCTTTGACTGTTTTTCTAGCCTTTCCAGCTTCCTCAGCAGCAATATAAGCTTGGTCGAAGGCATCCCCGTACAATTCCCAAATCCCTTCCACATCAGATGGTGAGAACAGTGACCATTCACCGTTTTCTTTCACTCTCTTCATGAAGAGATCAGGCGTCCAAAGAGCCAAGAAAAGATCACGAGCTCTTCTTTCTTCCTTACCAGTATTCTTTCTAAGATCTAAGAAATCCTCGATGTCAGCATGCCAAGGTTCAATATAGATAGCGAAGGATCCTTTTCTGCGGCCGCCCCCGTTATGCACTATTGAGATATCAGTAGAATAATTTGGTACATCCTTAACTCTCAGATCATATAGATTAGAATCTGCTATCTCAGCTTTTTTAACTCCCTTTACTCTATTAAATTTTAATTTTTCTAAAGAAAGGCTAACTGATTCCTCTCTTATTTCCCCATCGATCTCAGGATGATGCAAAAAGACATTTTTAATTTTTCCCATTTTCATTTTATATTATCTCACTTTTTTTATTTTTTTCATCCCATATATGAAATTCAAATTTGAATCCCTTAAATACGCAAGACTCTTTTTTAGCTATGTTCTTTTCATAATCCAGTCTTAAACTATAATCCGATTTAACTTCCACTATTCTATTTTCTGGAACTATATAGAGGTCAGGATAGTACTCCCTTTCAATCCCCTTAAAAAAATACACAATTGGATCATTCTCCTCAAATCCTATTTTTAAATCACTTCTTTTGTATTTTTTTAAAAATTCGGGTATAACAAATCTTTCATATCCCTGTACTCTTATCAATTCACCTTCATGTGAAATAGTATAGGATTTGTAGGATTGTTCTTTTTTTCTTCTACATATGTTGGAACATGTTTTTCTAAATCCTTTGTTTGTTAATCTTTCTTTAGCTGGTTTTCCGCAAACTTCGCATTTAGGATGGTCCACCACATCATTCAAAAACATATGGATCATTATCCTTTTATCTGAGAAATTACTGTATCTGTTTTTTAACTCCTCAATTAGAATATAATTCTCCATTAGCATCTGTGTAACTGAACCACATTTTTTTTGTTTTTCTAAACTATCCTCAGTAAGTGATTGTTTAAATTTATCCAGTGTATCTACAAGAAATTTATCGCTCAATTCTTTATATTCGCCTTTGCTGTTATATTTTTTATAGGATCCTCTAAATTTCTTAAATCCTAATTTATCTCTAGGTACTTCGTGCAATCCATTCTCTTACAAATAGGAAATTTCTTCGTACGGTAACCCATAGAATCCCATCTCTTTAGACCACTCTATGATATTTAAAGTCTTATCCGGATAATGCGAGGACATGTACGAATATTTTCTGAATTTTCCAGATTTGTCTTCTTCCGTAGTCATTGAATATTTTTAATTTATATATCAGACCAGGGCGGAGTTTTTATATTAAAAGCTTAGCAAAATATCCTCGCCGGTAATATTTTTTGCCTCTATCCATTCTGGATTTATGGTTCCAGATTCGAATTTAATCTCTATATTTTCTATGAGATTTCCACCCTTAATGCATAGAAATAAATGGTCCTCGGTAACTATATTTTTACCACCATCTGTTTCTATTTCGACCATTATTTTATCTGATAATCTTGTGACTATCTTTTCTTCAACCAAATGATATTCGCCATCGGAAGAAAGTACTAGATCACCCGCTTCGATCTCTTCTATCTTTTTATCACCTCCACTAACTCTAATTAGGGTCTCACCAATAAAACACTGATCAACGTACCTCGCAGTCTCATTGAAAACTCTTAGCATTGGTATAATACCGTTGGAATTACCATTTGTGCCTTTGATATAAGAACCTGTGCTTCTGACGTTATGAATAGCCAATCCGATACCTCCAGCGTTCTGTGAGATAACAGCAACATCTGATAATGTCTTGTAAATACCAGGAATTGAATCATCGTCCATCATTAGAAGAAAGCAAGACGAAAGCTGAGGTTTCTTAGTACCTGAATTAAACAGGGTTGGCGTTGCGTGGGTCATCATATGGTTCGAAAGAAGCTCGTAAGTTTTAATAACGTTCTTCATATCATCTCCCCATATACCAGCGGCAACACG